CGTAAGGTAGTGCGCCAGTTGCTGCGTCGAATGCTGCTAGTACGTTAGTCGTAGAGATAGCCGCTCCGATTGCTGTAATCCCGTTATTTGCTTTTATAACGTCTCCGTCTGCTGCAAACTGCGTGATTAATCCGCTCATTTGTCCTGCTGCTCCAGAGCCGTTCCAGATTTGGTTTTCAAACCATTCAGCTAATTTACCTGCTGTATCTGCTACGATAGCGTCTGCAATCTCTTGAGGCGTTTGGTCGTTGAAAGCCGACGCCCCCATAGACTCGCCGCTCCATGTTGGGCGAAAATCCTCTTTACAGATTGTAAATTCATTTTTAAACTTTGAAAGTGTTAGTACTTTCTCAGAGTAAGCTACAGCGTCTGTTGCTGCGGTAGTACCACAAGCGTAGTCTACTACTCCAAGAGTAACGTCTAAGTTTCTCAAGTTTAGTTTGTACCCTACGTCTGGTACAACGTTAATTAGTCCAAGTCTAAGAGTATCCTCTTCCTTGATAGCCTGTAGCATAATATCTACTGCTGCCTGCCCTGCGTAATTTGATGTAATTGCCATTTCTTTATCTATTTTAAATTAATTAATTTACTTGTTTTGATTTGCTAGTTTAATAGCCTCAAGGATACGTCCTTGCTTTGTTAAAGTTACTTGTTTTGGTTGTGAGCTAACAGGCTCTACAGAAGGCTGCGCCGAAAGTGTTACTACCTGCTCTTTTAACTCTACGTTTTCAGACGTTAAAGTTTCTAGTTTAGCATCTAAAGCGCTCATTTTAATTTCCATACTCTCAGCGTAAGCCTTAAACATATCGTCTAAAATCTCTTTTATTACTTTCATAGACTCCTCGTCTGCGTTTACTTCCTCGATTACTTCCTCTTCAAGCTCTGCGTCTACTACTTCCTCAGCTTCTGGAGCTACTTCCTCCTCAGCCTCAGCCTCAGACATAGACTCTACTAGTCCGTCTTTTACAACGATTTCGCCGCCCTCGTCTATTTTATACGTTCCGTCGGCTAGAGATACTTTCTCCTCGTCTGCCAATAAAAAGACAGGAGCGCCCACCTCTAAAGTTTCGCCGTCAAATTGAATATCTAGCTCGCCAGATTTTACACTTCCTAGAGTTACCTCTACCTCCTGCTCTGCTCCAGATACTATCTGTTTTAGCAAGGCAAGGATATTCTTGTTACTTTTACTCATTTGTATATTTGATTTAAAATTTACTTCCTCAAGCTCTACCATTCCGTCAATAGAGAATCCTTTTAATTCGCCCGTTTTGATATAGTTATTCCAAATGTCGTCGTTGTCTACTTTCATAGAAACTAGCCAAGAGCCTTTTGGATATTCTAATCCAAACGCTGCGGACTTATCTACTTTTGGGTTTTCGACTAGCCACGACTCTACAAACGTAACGCCCTCGATAGGCTCGTCATGTTCTAGCTTAGAGTTTAGTTGAAATCCAGACTGAAAAAAGTTTTGAGAAAAATCTTTTATTGTTTCAGCGCTAAAAAACATTTCAAACTCGTTACCGTCCTCGTCTACTCTGTAGATTAATTGGTCGGGCTGTAAAACTAACCCCATTAAAATACGCTGCTCTTCGTCTACTTTCGCAAACTTTACAATCTTCTCTTGTTTAGCCATTGCGATATAATGTTCGCCTGTCGCAGGCGCGTTTACCAAACTAATAGCAAAGACTCCTTTGCTCTTTTTATTGTATTTGCCCTCGTATCTCTTCATAGTTTTATATTATATTAACGAAAAAATTCCTTTATTGTTTCACTATTTCTAAAATCCGCTACCCTCTACTATGTTGCGGTCTGCGCTTTGAGCTGTTGTAACCTCGCCGCTCACGACGTACGCTTTAACTGCGTTCTCTTGCCCTTGTATGCTTTGTTGTATTGCGTTACTCTCGCTACCCTCTACTAGATTAAACGCTGGAGCCTCTGCTCCTGCGGTATCGCCTCCGCCTAAATTAGCGCCTCCGCCTGCTCCTGCGCCTCCTTTACCTAAAGCTGCGAGTCCTTTAGCTAAAGCAATACCAGAGGTAGCTATTCCGATTCCTGCGGATAGTTTTGTGCTTGCTATATCTATAGGTAGTGAAATTCCGTCTGCAATTTTAGCAGGGTTTGGGAACGCTCCTATCATTAAAGGGATAGCGTTATGAGCCGCCGTTCTAGCGGATATACTTTTAGACGCAGACATAACCGTTTCGGCAATACCTACGGCGTTCTCAGCAATTAAAGCCGTTGCCTGTAACGCTTTGTTTTCTCCTGCTAGAGACGACAATATACCTATACCTGCCTTTGTATGGTTTATAGTAGCGTCCTCCATTGCTCGCTTTTGCTTTTCTACATTTTCTTTTATCGCAAGCTCTTGAGCGCCTTTATCTCGCATTGCTGCAAGCCTTAAATCTTCAAGCTCATTTAATCTTTCTAGTCTAGCTTTTTCGTCTGCCTCTGTGGTATCTTTTTTTAGTTTCTCCTCTTTGATAACGCCTAGCTCTTTAAGCCTTTTTATCTCTTCGTCAATTAATTGTATTGTCCTGTTTTTTGCGGCTATTTCTGCCTCTGTAGTTTCTGGCAATAATTTAGCGTTTTCTAAAAGTGCCTCTTGTACAGCAATTAAAGATTTTGTTTCGTCTGTTAGGTTTGTTGTTTCGTCTACTGTCTCATCTATTGAGTCGTTTGTATCGTCTAAGACTATCCCTAACTCTGCTAATATTTCTTTATTTCTTTGGGTAGTTTTGTTTACTACTTCTAAAGACTCGTTATAATCCTCTTGGCTACCGTTTAACTTTTTTACGCCTTTCTCTAGGTCTATAGCTGCTTGAGCTTGAGCTGTATACCCGTCTTTAATACTACCCTGTAATTCTATTGTACTAGTAACTCCTTGCTTTTCTAAAAGCTGTCTTTTTTGCTCGGCGGCTTGCTCTTCTAAAGTTCCCTCAATTGCCTCTAAATTAAACTTTCTGTTATTCCTAGCTATTTGCTCTCTTAAAGATAAAGTTCTTTCCCCTACCTCTTGAGCGTCCTCGCCTGCCTTTTTTAACTTTTCTGCAAGTTCCTCCTCTTGTGAAGATATTAAAATCTTTTGTATTAATTGCTCGTTAACACCTTTTAAAGCGGTCTTTAATTGCTGATTAGTTACTTTCTCCGCAGATATATTTTTTAAGAAATCTGGGTATTTATCTTGCAACCCTTTTATTATTTTTACTCTTTCTCGCTCGCTTGTGTTAGTATCTAGTAGCTGAGACTCTAACAAAAACAACTCTGTTTGTTCATCTCTTAAAGCATCTGCCAAATCCTTTGTTGGCGTTAAGAAAGATAAGACGGCAGTACCTGCTTGAATAAATCCTCTAACTAAGTTATTTATAATATTAGAGCCGTCCTCTATAGATAAAAGAAACCCCTCCCAAGCCGAGCCTAGTTTTGTTGTATCTCCTGTTAAGTTGTCAAGCCTAACCTCTGCCATTTCTTTTGCAGCTCCTGCGGCATCTTCAAACTGCTCCTCTAACTCTGCTATTTGGTCTCCGCCCTCTGCAAGACTTAAAAAAGACTTAGCGCCTACAACTCCCACAAGCTCAATAGCTGTATTAAGTTTATTCGATGAGCCACTTACTTTGTCCATCGCCTCCTGTAGAGTAATTCCTTTTTTGTTAAGCTCTATAAAAGTCTTTGATAATCCCGTTCCCGCTACACTTCCTTTTAGTCCGTTGTTTGCTAAAACTCCTAAAAGAGCCGCAGTTTTTTCTATACTTACACCTGTAGCTCTAGCCGCAGGCGCTACCACCTTTAAACTTTCTCTTAACGCCTCAAAATTTAATGCAGACGTCGAGGTACTTTTTGCCATTACGTCAACTACTTTTTGAGTATCCTCCGTAGTTAAACCAAAGGAACGCACTACAGAGCCTGCAAGCTCCGCAGCACTAGCTAGGTCTACCTCTAAAGACGCGGCTAAATCCAATATCGACGGCGTAGAGTTCTCAATATCTTTAACAGTAAAACCTAATTTTGCTAATTCGGTCTGTAAAGAAACAACTTGTATTGCTGTAAATTGTGTTGTAGCTCCTAACTCTTTAGCTTGTTTATTTAACGAGCTTAACTCGTCGGCAGTTTTACCTGTAACCGCCTGCAATGTACTAAAAGACTTCGCAAACTTTGCGCCCGTTGTTACCGCAGACGTAAATAAACCTACTAAAGCGCCAACCGCTATAACTATCGCACCTATTCCAGACGAGGCAAAAGCGGCTTGTAATCTTCCAAGCATTGGTATAGCTCCTCCTATTGCGCCTTTTAAGCCTGCAAATCCTCCAGACAAAGCCTCGCCAGATTTTTTCGTAGACTTAGCGGTTTTGTCGACTTGTTTGTTTAAATCTTTTAAACCTTTCTTTGCGTCCTTATCGTCTAGCGTTAATTTTACTTTTACCTCTTTCATTATCTGTAAGCTTTTATAATTCGTTTTACTTTTTGTTTTAATCCTCTCCAAGTTGTGACCATCTCGTTTTTACCTTTTGCTATTTCGGTATAATCTCCTGCGCCGTAAAACTCGCCTCTCCTTAGTATATCGATTACCTCTGTAATGTGATTACTCATTTTGTACTATTGTTATATCTGTTGTTATTGAATCCTTTACGTATCGTATTATCATGCTACGAGTTCCAGACGGCG